TTTCCAATGCAGAAGAAATTATGGGCTAATTTTATTAGTGAGAAAGAAGTCAATCGTATTACTAATGTCACTGGCTGCTTACTTCACACTTTCTATGCAGCTACTGAAGCTCCTTCAGTCCAAGAACATAAGGCCAGAAATTTTGTTAAAAGTGTTGGAATTATGAATCCTGTTGAACATGCGAGTGGCATTCGATATAGTGGAGAAAGAAATGGAGATAAGGGAGAATTTGTTTTAAGAAATGGGTATACATTGAAAGTATCAACTAAAAAAGGAGATTGTGGCTCACCTGCTTGTGTCTTAGATACAAGAGTTGGAGGTAAAATAGTTGGAATTCATGTTGCTGGAGTCCCTGGACAAAGTATCTCTTACGTTCAAGCAATAACTCGAGAAGAACTAGAATTAAACTTAAAACACTTTATGACTGGAATGATGACTGTAGAAGATCCTCCAGCAGCAATGATGAGTGATAATGATCCTATTATTAATATTCCTGGTGAATTTACTCATGTTGGAACAGTTCATAATAAATTTGCTCCACGTCAACCAACAAAAACGGACATTTTCCCATCTCCAATAATTGATTTAGTAAGAAAGCATGTTACCGAACCTTCGGTTCTTACGGCTGATGACCCTCGCAACGAAAGTGGCGAGTCACCATTAGTTAAAGGCTGCTCAAAATATGGCAAACCAAAACTCAGATTACCACTCAAAGAATTTAAATTTGCCTGTAATGAACTACGAACACATCACACCTATCCTTGGCCTAGATCAGAAATGAAAGAAGCAAATGTTGTGCCTGAAGAATATATCCTTCATGGTGATGGAGTTGGACTAAATCCAATTGATTTGAATTCTAGTCCAGGCCATCCTTACATTTGTGAAAGGCGTGGAAAAGGAAAACATCCTTGGATAACTAGAGGTGATGATGACAAAATGAAAATGACTAATGAAATAATACAAGACATTAATGCTGCTTTTTGCAAAATGCATGGACTTGAGAAGCCATTTACATTATGGCCTTCTTGTCTGAAAACGGAACGAAGACAAAAGGAGAAAATAAAGAAGGGGAACACTAGAATTTTCCAAATATCGAATATATGGATCACTTTTATCATACGAGCTTTGTGTGGTGATTTTATAAATGCTTTTCAAAGAGCGAAACTGTCAGATTACAGTGCTATTGGAATGGATTGTGAAAGTCACGAATGGCAAATGTTACTCGATCGATTGAAGCGTATTGGTAAAAACGGATTTGATGGAGATTTTGGTAGTTACGATAGTTTGTTGTATGCTCCAGCAATTGCTGAGTGTATGGAGATGATTTCTGATTGGTATGATATGTATCGACCAACTGGATTAATTATAAGATATGGACACATACAACATGCTTTCACCGCTTTGGATTGTAGGAAGATGAGAGCTCTTCTTGCTGATGAATTGATCCACACTAATATAATAACATTAAATCTAGTGCAACAGAAACATCAAGGAAATCCTTCAGGAAATCCTCTAACAGTAATTCTCAATACTATGGTGAATGCCATTTATTTGAGGACTGCTTTTGCTCAACTGCATGGTTGCGTGGCTGGTAAGTTTGATTTGAACATCTGTTTGATAGCTTATGGGGACGACAATGTAATCGCTGTTTCGAAAGAATGCGAGGAATCATTTAATTTTCTAACAGTCCAGAAAATTTTTGCAGAATGGGGCTTAGAGTATACTCCTGCTGATAAAGATCGATCAGGTTCTGTAAGTGCTTTAAAATCTATTAATAACTTAAGATTTTTAAAAAGAACTTCCAGATACAATGGATTTCGTTACATTCCGACAATAGATCTAGATACTATCTACGAGCTCACAAACTGGGTAAGAGGCAGCAATGAACATGAAAGAGAATTGCAATGTAAAGAAAACTGCTTATCTGCTTTGAGATTTGGATATTTTTACGGTGAGCAATGGTATAACAAGTTTAAGATACGTATGGACAAGGCGTTGAAATCCGCAAGGATGGAGCCGATAATCCTCCCTTACGCTCTACTTCATCAAGATTTCTTGACGAAGCTTGAGGGATAGGACCAGAACATCGCTGGAAATTTATAGTTTTTGTGTCTAACCAACAACTGACTTGACTTTTCTATAACAACTGTCTACTATTG